AAGCGTAGTTTAATGTATTCATACCAATTACGGAACATGTCCCAGGTATGGAATACAAGAGTCTTAGATCTAATCATAGAACGTAAGTTTAGGGATGAGTAAATAATTAACCGTGTCAGACCAACAACAGCTGTTCTAACAAAATAACAAGCCGACAAACTGCCGGCCTGTTATTAATGTACTACAGACTGAACTGTGTCTGTAATGGACTACCTTCTGAAGACGTATTAACTAAGCATGCATCGTCTAAGATTCCGTCTGGAATTAAGAATGCCATGTTACCTTTAGGGTCAATGCTCTGTTGGCAACGGTAAAAGGTGCTGTCGTCTGCAAGGACGCTGAGTTTGTTAGTCTTAGGATAAAGAACGATGTCTAAATTACTAAGTCCTGCTGCCTTCTTGAAAGCGGCTACTGAAAGAAATGTGATCTTGCTCATGGTTTTAGAGTTTAAAGATTTATAATTAATAAGACTGCTGAACATAAGGGGGTATGCGGCAGCTTCAGGAAGGGGTGGAGTTATTTAACGGGGTGGCACTTACAATCTCTAATATAAACTGTATGGTTAGGCGGGGGGTAAATTTGGTGGGTGAAAAAAAAATAAAATTTGCTAAGTTGGTTTTTTATAATTAAATTTGTTAAGTTTAAACCTAATAAGTATATTATACTATAAACCAAGATTATATGATACACGTTTGTAACATCCACTGTCACGCATTAGATATTGAAAAAGTGGAGCTTATGGGTATAGAGGACAAGGGTCAGTGGATGTCCTTTGCATTCCATCTAGATGTAGTGATTGCTTGTAAGCTCACTTCCCTAGAAGAGGACTCCTTAGTGTTTAACTGTACCACCATCTTCACGGAGCCTGGGGATACGTACATTATAGACACACCGTATCCGGAGTTTCTAAAAATATTTGTTGATTATCATGAACAACCTACAGTGTCTCATCCTTCTAAAGAAGAAAAGAGTGGAGATGAGTTAGATTTTTAAACAATAAAATAAACCAAAAATGAAAAAAGAACAAAACACAGAACAGGAAGAACAGAAGGTTCCTACCAAAGAAGAGATCATTGCTTTTATTAAAGAGCAGATTGAAGTGAAAACTGTGCAGCTAGAGTTGCAAGAGTTAAACACTGGACTAGCTAGTGCAAGAGCAGAAGAGCTTAAAGCTTTAGCTTTTATTGCACAGATGACCCAACAAGGAGGAGCTAAACCAGAAGGCACCCCTCACACTATTACACAAGAAGATATGGATAATAATCCAGAACTTGTAGAAGAGGGTATTAAGGTGGGAGACGAAGTGATTATTCCTTCTATGCCTCCTACAGAAAAAAGATCTTTAAAGAAAGACAAATAAAATAGTATGGTTGCCACCTATAAACTTAAGGACTACTCATCATCATTTATTTTTGAACGAGAGCATCCGAAAGAGTTACGATGGGATAATAAGTACAAGTTGTACATGCTGACAGAACATGAAACATGTCAAGGGATATGGTTCTATGATAAGTCAGTGTTATTTGGAGAGATTATTACATCATGGCAAAGTGACAACGTATTACATATAGATAGTTTCACTGTGCTTCCTAGCCATAGGGGAAAAGGATTGGGATATGAAATGATCCATTCCCTTATGGATTGGGCACAGGAAATGGGTTATGAGTTTATTACAGGAGAAGCTCGTGAAGGAGCTAGTTGGCATATATTCAAAAACCTAGGAGCTGAGTCTATTCTTTCTTACAAGGATTGGAACAAAACAAAAGAAAATTACACGAGTTTTAAAATCACATTATAATGGCACTAGTTAATCAGGTGGATAAAAGAGTGAGAATGACCACTTGGCAGATTGTCAAGTATCAGATACTCACACATTGTTATCTCTTTGAAATACCAGTTAGTGAAGCAGATTTAAACTGTCTCACTCTATTGGCTATTGAAGGAGATCAAGAACTAACACATTTCTGTAACAAAGCATATGATAAGAAAATCTTTTCTAGCACACAGTCTGTACGTAACTGTCTCACTAAAGCTGAAAGGAAAGGATTGATTGTAAAAGAAGGAAAGAATAAGAAAAAGATTTCTATTAATTCTAGTCTTAAACTACATGCTCAAGGAAATATCTTGTTAGACTATAAATTTTTAAGCGTTGAAGCCTAAAAAGTATAAAGACATACTTCCTATTGTAGCTGAAGAGCTAAACTTGTCGCAACAGATGGTGACAGATGTCACATCGTTCTATTGGCAAGAGATAAGAAAAAGTCTATCAAGCTTAAAACATAGTAGAATACATATTACCAATCTTGGAGACTTTACAATAAAGCATTGGAAGTTAGATGACAAGATTGATATGTTAGAAAAGTTTAAAGACAACTTTAGACAAAAAGGATTACAAGAAATTGTAACCAGGTTTAGAACAGATGAGACACTCTTTGATCTAAAGGCAATTAAGATCCTAATGGATGAAGAGAAACAAAGGAAAGATTTTATTAAGTTACATAAAACCAAAACTGATGAGTCTAAAAGAGAACATAATACAAATTTGGAAAGCAAAGGGACAGATCCTGGAGGGAATAACTAACTCCATCTTTAAGAGAGAGGATGTAGAAGAGATTGCTAAACGTAGAATGGATATATGCTTCTTCTGTGATCTATATACAGAAGATGATAAAGGATGTTTAGTTCCGGGTACAGGTCCATGTTGTAATTCAATATTAGGAGGATGCGGATGTAGTTTAAGTTTTAAAACTAGATCTCTATCTTCAGATTGTCCAAAGGGACATTGGAAGGCTGAGGTGACACAAGAAGAAGAAGATTTAATTAATCAGAAGTTAGGAATATAAACAACAAACATATGAGCATTATAACATTCACACCACATGACCACAAGTATACAAGTATAGATAAACAAGAAGATATCAAATGGGTATCTGTAACATCGTTTATTGGTAACTTCAAACAACCTTTTGATGCAGATAAGATTGCTCTAAAAACATCTAAGTCTAAGAAGTCAAAATGGTATGGTATGACGCCAGAAGAAATAAAACTTGCATGGTCTAATGAAGCATTACGTGCTACAACATTAGGTACATGGTATCATAATTGCAGAGAATCAGATATATGTTCATTAGAAACAATAGAAAGACATGGTAACACTGTTCCTATTTTTAGGCCGATTGAGACTGACGGTATTAAGGTTTCTCCAAACCAGAAGCTTACAGATGGTGTATATCCTGAGCACATGGTTTACCTAAAATCTGCCGGATTATGTGGTCAATCAGATCTTGTTGAGGTGATTAGTGGAGAAGTTCATATTACAGACTATAAGACTAACAAAGAAATTAAAACCGAAGGTTTCACTAACTGGGAGGGTATTACAACTAAGATGAACTCTCCTGTTAGTCATCTTGATGATTGTAATGTAAACCACTATGCATTACAATTAAGTTTGTATATGTATATTATACTGAAACATAATCCAAAACTAAAGCCAGGAATACTAACTATACATCATATTCTATTTGAAGAAGTGGGTAAAGATAAGTTTGGTAATCCCATCACCGCTCTTGATACAAATGGTGATCCTATAGTTAAAGATATTGTTCAGTATGATCTACCATATTTGAAAACAGAAGTTATATCTTTACTACATTGGTTAGAAGATAATAGAGACAATTTAAAACAAAAATATTAATGATAAGATTATTTGATATACAAAATGGTAAGCTGGTTCCTAGTGAGCATTGCTACACATTAAAGTTTTTAAAAGATATAATGGATGAGTATGGTGATGAGTCTGTAAAGGTGTTTACATATTTGTTCTATATGACATGTCCTAATCCAGATTTAAATCCTTTTTTTGATGTACCGGAAATGGACAAAGAAGAAATTATTATATCAGAAGTAGACGGGGATTTTTCTACAGAAGATGATCTTATAGTGAATGGGTTAAAGATGTGTAAGAAAATGTATGAGACCCCCACCTATAGAGCATACCAGGGTATTAAGATTGCACTAGATAATATGGCAGGATTTATGGCTACTGAAAAGGTGACATCTGGCAGGGATGGATCTGCTACAGCTATTCTTAGAATAGCAGAAAGATTTGATGCTGTTAGACAAAGCTTTAAAGGAGTGTATAGAGATTTATTAGAAGAACAACAATCACAAGTTAGAGGAGGACAGAATCTAGCTTATGATCAATAGAACATTGTAGAGTGGCGAAATTGGGTTGTCTCAGTTATGACCCTGGCATACGCACCCACCTGTCTCGTGGGCGGTGACAAAGAAATAGATTGATGATATGGGGTAGACCACCAGCTTGCAAGCGTACTGTCATCAATTGAATCTCACCTTGGTGGTTCGAGTCCATCCTCTACAGCATATTAGGTTGACTGGAATGTATCCTTTAACTGTAGAAAGGGCGGATACCTAGAGGTTAGAAATGCCAGTCGTAAAAGCAGATGTCCACGCACCCATCTTCTGCTTTCCTAAAAATATTAAACTATAAAACTATGGCACAAGACGTTTACACAGATTATGAAATTAAAGAGTTTGCAGCAATTACCCCTCTATCAGATACTGATGGTTTTATGCATGATTGGGTTTTTCATTTTAATCCTTACAATAAACTATGGAATGCTATTCCGAGAGATTTGTATACCAAGTATTGGGATAATTGTGAACTGGATGGCGTATTACGTAGTAAAGATTTTAACACTCTTTTGCACTTATTACATAAGTCTAAAGGTGATGTAAATGAGATTCGTAATATAACCACTGTTGTTAATACTAAATAATGTTTAAAGAAATACCTACATACGAGAATGGCGTATGGGATGTAACTACATTCTATACAATGGAAGAGTTTAGGGACTTTCTTTTATCTATGTTTAAAGAGCCGGGTAAGTATAATTTTAATGAAACTAGTAAGATTTTTAATGAAGAAGGACGTAAGTTTCAAAAACAAGGATACTACTGTGCAGCACCAATAAAGAGTAAAGACTTTATTACATACTGGAACGATCAAAAGAATAAATGTCGTAATGGTGTAATTATTAAAGATGCTGGCAATTCTTGGTTTATTTCTAGAGACTATTACATGTGGTTAAACTTTCTTCCTATCTATGATAAAGAAGAAAAGAGGTTTGACTTTGCTAAGGTGAGAGATGCACAGTATCATATGGCTCTATACGAGCATTTAGCTGAATTACATTATAAGCATGCTATCATTCTAAAGAAGCGTCAGATAGCATCCTCATATTTTCATATGGCTAAGCTAATCAACCAGTATTGGTTTGAAGAAGGAGCTGTATTAAAGATAGGAGCTAGTCTAAAGGATTACATTAATGAGAAAGGTTCATGGAAGTTTCTTGGTGAATACAAGAACTTTTTAAATGAACACACTGCATGGTATAGACCAGCAGAGCCAGACAAGGTGGGAGCTTGGCAGCAACAGATTAAAGTGAGAATGGGTGGTCGTGATACTTATAGAGGTTTGAAATCCACGATTAACTTATACTCCTTTGAGAAAGACCCAACACACGGTGTCGGTGGACCTGTCACCTATTTCTTTCATGAGGAAGCCGGTATTGCTCCAAAGATGGACGATACTTACGGGTTTATGAAACCAGCATTGAAGTCTGGTCACATGATTACGGGTCAGTTTATTGCAGCTGGATCTGTCGGTGATTTAGACCAGTGCGAGCCTATGAAAGAATACATCATGCATCCAGAAGAAAATGGATTTTATGCTGTAGAGTCTAATCTCATTGATAAAGATGGTACAA